AACATGAATTTTTTAATGGAGATTTAGGATGAGCAAATACTTAGAATTACGCAGAATTAATGTAAACGAATTTGTAGAGAAGAAAGGTAAATTTACCTACTTGAGCTGGTCACATTCTGTGGATATTTTGCTACAGCATGATCCAATGGCAACTTGGGATTACAAAGATCCAATGACATTTACAGACGGATCAATGATGGTATTCTGCTCTGTATCTGCTTTTGATAAGGTAATGACTGCTCAGTTACCTGTTCTAAATAACCAGAATAAGCCAATTTCTAATCCATCTAGTATGGATGTTAATACGGCTATGCAAAGAGCTTTGGCAAAGGCAATATCGCTACATGGTTTGGCTATTTATATTTACCAAGGTGAAGATTTGCCAGAACAAGACACAGCCGATTTAACCGACTTATGTACACATTGGATCGACAACATTAATGAGTGCCTGGACATTGATACCTTAAAAGGTGCTTATGGACAAGCGTATAAAGAGTTGAGTAAGGATAAGGTTGCTATTGATCGTATTAGTAAAGCAAAAGACAAGCGTAAAGGAGAATTACTATGAAAGCATTTCCAAAAGATTCTGATGGCAGATTTATGGATTTAAGAGATTATTTTGCTTGTGCAGCAATGCAAGGACTTCTTTCTAATCCTAAATTACAAGAACAAATACTAAAACAAGGTCAAGATTGGATTATTGAAAGTTCATACGCTTGGGCTAATTCTATGATGAAAGAAAGAGAAAATGACAATCAATGATCAAATAGAGTCTTTATTATCCAAGCAAAAAGAAATAGACTATATCTTGGTTACTGAAACAATTAAAGAGTATCTAGTTACATGGCCTAAAAATGTCGATTCGCAATTATGGAATCATCGTCTTGAATCTTTACTGAGAAAAATAGATGAAAAATTTGAAAGAACACAGAAGTGATAACCATTTTACGCAAGAAGAAGTCGCTTATATCTTGCAAATACCAAGGTTCAAAGTAGAACAAATAGAGAGAATGGCACTTAGAAAACTAGCTTTTATCATTAAACGCAAGTATAAAAAGGAGGATGTGTTATGAGTCGAGAGTTCTTTTGGTCAATTATTATAGGTATTTTACTGTGTGGATTTGTCATTTATTTAACTGAATTAGGTAGAAAATCCGAGGTAAATTGTGCAATGTTAATGGGAGGTTGGCATCCAGACATACCTAAGAAGTTTGCTGAAATGTGTTTAGCTGCTAAACAAGAGAGGAACGATAGATGACTGAATCATTAATATATAGAGAAGTAGAACAAGGAACAGATGCCTGGCTAGAAATTCGTAGAGGCAAAGTTACAGCTAGTCGAGTAGCAGATGTCATGGCTAAGACTAAAACAGGTGTATCAGCTAGTCGTGGGAATTACTTAATAGAATTAGCGTTGCAAAGGGTTACAGGAGTTATAGAACCTTCTTACAAGAATGATGCTATGCAATGGGGTACAGACAATGAACAGACTGCTAGAACAGCGTTTGAGGTTGCTCATAATGTATTTGTAGATCAAGTAGCATTTGTCGATCATCCTACGATTAAAGACTTCGGATGCTCACCTGATGGTGTTATTGGCGATAGTTTACTGGAGTTGAAATGTCCATATCAATCAGCAATACATTGGTCATACTTTAAGGATGGTTGTCCATCTAAATACTATACCCAAATTCAAGCACAAATGAGTTGTACAGGTGCTAAGTCTGTGTGGTTTGTATCATTTGACCCAAGGATGCCAGCTCGATCACAGCTCTATATAGAAGAAGTTATGCGAGAAGAAGAATTTATTAAAAAGATGGAAGATGAAGTAAAGCAGTTCTTGAATGAAGTAGAAATAGAGTCGCAATTAATGAAAGGTGAATGAAATGGCAATCAAATGGTATCTGAAAGCAGCAGTTAGCGAGTATCAAGACAAAGATGGGAAAGCTAAGAAAAAGTATCAAAGTATAGGAATCATCCTAGAGACTAAGAATGGGCTTATGTTGAAGTTAGAAACTATTCCCTTATTCTCTCTTAAAGATGGTTGTTTAATCGCTTATTTAAACGACCCTGAACCTGTTAAAGATGCATTTCCTAAATCTTTAGCTGACATCCCTGACGACGCACCCTTCTAAGGACAACTATGTTTACAGAACGACAAAAAGCACAGTTAAAGGCTGCAGCTAGACCTAGAATGATTAATGGAGTAGAAAATCCTGATTTGAGCAAACCAAACTATGCTCTTGAGGATGTTATTGATCAAATTAAACTAGAGAACAGTAGAGCATTTATGGAGGAATACGACTTAAAGAATCGTGTATTTTTTCATAAACCTAAGAACTTAAAACCTGACGAATATTTAGCTTTTTATGAGGAAAATATATGACACAGTACGAATTAGTTATCCAAGCATTACACAAATGGATTAGTCCTTTAGATGCATTACATAAGGCTGGTACTATGAAGTTATCAACTAGAGTTGGTGAATTAAGAGCCAAAGGTTACATTATTGAAGATCGTTGGCACGAAAGTCGCAAGTTTAAAATGTATAGATTGGTAAAGAAACCATGACACCATATACGACTAAAACAGGTTTACAAATAGGGATTAACTATAAACCACGACCTTATATTGAAACAGATAAGGATATGCTTAGACTTCAAGCCTCACTACTGTATAAGCGTGTACCTTTTTTATCAATGATTAAGGCTTGTTTTCTTGGTAAGTTATGAATTGAGTTTGGGATACTTATATGTGTCCATCTATCAAACTCTCTGATTATTTGATCAAAGTTAAGGTCACTAGCAATAATGGCCTTAACTACTTCATTAGGAGTCATTCCGTTTACACGAAAGTCAGTCGCACAGCCTACCCTATGTTGAGAATTCGATTTGCTACCAACAGAATTATTGACCAGCTCACTACGATAGCAAGAATTAATGAGTAAAGGCTTCCCCAAAATTGACCGAACTTCCTCAAGAAATTCTGCCATACGCTTGAGATTTTCAAGTTCAACATCGTTTGGAGTATTGTCAAATTCACGATGATCTGTATGCGTAAGTTCTTCAAGGCTAAAATGTTCACTTAGTTGCATTTCTTACCATGCCTTCCATTTCTTTAGTTTTATCTTTACTACCTTGGCTCGATCCAAAATAAAAGGATAGCACTTGACCAGCAGCACTTGTTACAAAACCTAGTGCAAAGATAACTAGTTGTTGTTGATTATCAGGGGTATCTACGAACATTAGAACTGCTATTAACATAAATGCTAGTCCTACTACACCAAGGGCTAACAAAGGCACTACAGCCTTGTCTAATCGTGTTGAATTGGCACTTGTAGCAACTTCTGCATGAGCCTTTCTAGCTGAGTCTCTATCTTCTACCTCTGCTTTAAACCTATCAATATCTGCTTGTATATGGGCTAACTCACCTTTTTGAGCAAGTTCTTGTAAGTCTAATTGTGCTTTAGCCTTTTGCTCTGGGTCAGGCAATACTCGGTCTATAATTTTTTCACCAATACTTAAAATTGTGTCAATTCCAATCATATTTATTCCTTGATTATTATTTTAGGTTCAGTTACAATTTTATCATGTCTACTTACACACATGGTCATGCTTATCGTGGCAAAAGAACTTCAACATATCAAATTTGGGAAGGTATGAAAAAAAGATGCCTTTCTCCAAATTGTAAAGCGTTTAAAAATTATGGTGGCAGGGGTATAACTATTTGCGAAAGATGGTTGAAATTTGAGAATTTTTTGGCTGATATGGGAGAAAGACCTTTTGGTTTGTGCATTGAAAGAATTGACAACGATAAAGGGTATTTTAAGGAAAACTGTTGTTGGGCAGATAGATTTAAACAAACAAAAAATAGAAGAAATACACGATTTATTGAAGCATTTAATAAAAAACAAACTATTTATAACTAAACATAAACAACATGAATAATTTTGATTTACGAAAATACTTAGTAGAGAATAAAAGAACTCTTAACTCTGACATATCGGAAAAGAAACTAATCAACGAAAACGAAGTTACTTATAAAGAGAGAAAAACGATCTCATCAGTAACCTTCCTTCCTAAGGAAGAAGGAGGAGCAAGTGAGACATTCACGTTAGGAAAGGAGATTGACGGCGAAGACTACTGGGGTACAGTAACACAAATTAT